CCCAGATCGCACGAAAAAACCCTTTGCTCTCAATGTGGTCCACCGCCGGCGACGAGGACTCGACCGCCATGCTCCGCCTCATCTCTCAGGCCACCGCGGCGATCGACATGAAACGGCCGTCACGCCTCTACTACGCGTCCTGGAGTCCGCCTCCCGGTGTCTCCCTGGAGGACCGCCGATTCTGGAGTTACGCGAACCCTGCGCTGGGCGAAACGATCACGATGTCCGCGCTGGAGGCCGCGTTCGACTCACCGGACCGGAACGCGTTCCTCCGCGCCCACCTGAACCTCTTCGTCGCGGCGCGCGCCTCCTGGCTACCTTCCGGCGTCTGGGAACAATGCCGCACCGACGACCTGATCCCAGCCGGCGGATATCTCGCCGTCGACTCGTCCCTCGACGATTCACGCTACGTCGGGATCCGAGCGGTCGCCGACGGTCCGACCGTCCGCGTCGAGTTGTCGTTCGTCGTCGATTCCGAAACGGCGCTATGGGAAGAGATCAGTCGACGGATGACCGACCCGAACCTCCGGCTCGCGCTCACCCCATCCCTCGAACTTCACCTTCCGCCGGCCTACCAGAAACGGACGACCGTCGTCGGATACGCCGAACTGGTCAAATACACGTCGGTCGTTCGCGCCATGATCGTCGAAGGAAAAGTCGTCCACGACGGATCGGTCACCCTCGCCGAACATCTCTCACGCGCCGTCGCCGTAAAAACGAACGGGACGTCCGTCCTGTCATCACAAAAATCGCCAGGACCGATCGAGGCGGCCAGATGCGCCGTCTGGGCGATCTCGCTCGCATCAAGACCGGCGACAAAAAACCGGCCGGCGATGGCCGCGTCCCGACCCTCGTAGACATTCATCGCAGACCATGAGAGACTCCGCGACGTGGGACTGTTCAGCGGACGGAAAACAGGGGCGGCGTTCGGCTCTGCTCCCCTCAAGGCCGCCGCGTCGAGCGCCTCCCAGGCACAGATCGGAGACTTCTACTCGTACTCAGTCGGGAGTTTCGAGCAGATGGCTCTATCTGTGCCGACAGTCGCGCGATCCGTTCAGATGCTCACCTCCGTCGTCGGATCGCTGAACCTCAAGCACTACACCGAACAATGGACCGGTGAGGAATACGAGAAGATCTACATTGAGGTCGAGCCGTGGATGGTTCAACCAGATCCGAAGGTGACGCGAAACTTCATCATGTCGATGACCGCGACCGATCTCATGATGCGCGGCCGCGCCACCTGGTACGTCACCTCCCGATCGGCCGCGACCGGTCGACCGTTGTCGTTCCAATGGTTGCCGCAGGCGATGGTCACGTTTCTCGACCAACTCGGACCCCAATGGTTCGGATTCTCTGACTCGCCGATGTTCAACGGCGTCGCGATCAGACCAGAGGACACGATCCAGTTCATCGCACCACAGCAGGGCCTCCTGTACGCCGGCGCGCGTTCGATCACGACGTCGCTGAAACTCGATCAGGCCGCCGAACGATTCGCATCAACCGAGATCGCCGCCGGCTACCTCCAACAGACCGACGCGTCCGAACCGATGTCGTCCGAAGATCTCGGCGAACTAGCGGCCGCATGGGCGAACGCTCGACGCGTCTCCGCGGTCGGCGCACTCAACTCGGCCGTCACCTGGAAAGAGTTCTCGTCGGATCCGTCGAAACTTCAACTCGTCGAGTCACGCCAGTTTCAGGCGCTCGAACTGTCACGCCAGACCGGCATCCCGGCGTACCTGCTGGGGATCGGCGTTCCCGGATCGTTCACATACTCGAACGCCCAGCAGGCTCGACAAGACCTCTACCTGTTCGGCGCAAAATGGATCCTCGACGTCATCGCCGAAACGCTCTCAATGGTTCTCCCTCGCGGCCGTTTCGTCGAGTTCGATCTCGATGACTTCCTCGCCGAGAACGCGATGATCGAGGACATCGCCACCGAAGATCCGGCGTCGATGCGCGCACCTGCTCCAGGACCGTCGCCGCGTATGACACCGCCATCCGCTCCCGACATGGAGGACTCATGATCCGCCTATCCGCTCAACTCGTCACGCTCGACGCCGCGGCCCCCGACGGCGAACCGAAACGGACGATCACCGGTCTCGCCGTCCCGTGGGACACAACCGCCACCCTGTCAGGCGGCGAGGTCGTTCAGTTCCTCAAAGGATCGATCGCAGAGGATGCGTCATCGGTGAAACTTTTAGAGTTCCATGACGACACGCGCGTCATCGGAAAAGTGACCGCGCTCGCCTCCACCGACGAAGGTCTCATGTTTGAGGCGAAAATCGCTCCGACACGCGCCGGCGACGACGCTCTCGCACTACTCGCGATGGGCGCTCTCGATTCGGTGTCCGTCGGTGCGATCCCCGTCCGATACAAGACCGCCGCCGATGGAACGATGCTCGTCTCCGAGGCTCGAATGGTCGAGTTATCGGTCGTCACAGTCCCGGCATACGCCGAGGCTCAGGTCTACTCGGTCGCCGCGTCCGCCACCGAGGAAACAGTCGAAGAGGACGCGACCCAACCCAACCCAACCCAAGACTCCGAGGAGGAGAAAATGGACATCCAGGAAACCCCCGTCGAGGCCGCCATCGCGACGACCCCGATCTACGCGACCGCCAAGCGCGAGTTCAAGTTGCCGACGGCCGCCGAATACATCGCGAAGTTCGTCGCCGGAGGCGGCGAGTTCGCCGAGTTCAACGCGCGCATCAAGGCCGCCGCTCCCGAAGTGGTTCTCTCGGACCTGCCGGGAACCCTTCCGACCCCAATCGTTCAGCCGTACTTCGATTCGCTGAACCCCATCAGGCCCCTCGTCACGGCGATCGGGACTCGCGCGATGCCCTCCACCGGAGCCACGTTCCGTCGGCCGGTGTTGACCACTCGTCCCGTCGCGGACGTTCAGGCAAACGATGGTGACACGCTGAACGCGTCGACCGTCGTCATCTCGAACAACAACGTCGACAAGGTGACCGTGGGGACATACGCGAATCTGACCGAACAGACGATCGACTGGTCCGATCCGTCGTCGATCGACATCGTTCTCCGCCAGATGGCCATCGCCTACGGTCAGGCGACCGACCTGTACGCCTGCTCCGAACTCGAAGGCGGCGTGTCGCAGACCGAGGACTGGAACTCGACCGACGCCGCGGCGACGATCGCCGGCATCTACCTCGCGGCCGCGACCATCTCCGGAAACGGGAACTACCTCCCGACTCACGCCTTCACGGCCCCCGACGTCTGGGCGAAGTTGGGCGGTCTCTGCGACGACTCAGGTCGTCCGGTGTTCCCGTCGCTCGCACCGATGAACGCCGCCGGCGTTTCGTCGGCCGCCACCTGGAACGGCAACCCTCTCGGACTGGAACTGGTGGTCGACAAGAACCTGACCGCCGGATCCTTCATCATCGGTCACGCCGCCGGTCCGGCCGCTGGTTTCGAGATCTACGAAAACAACCGCGGCGCCGTGTCGATCGACCTTCCGTCGACCCTCCAGCGCCAGGTGGCCTACCGTGGTTTCATCGCGACCTTCATGGCGGACGCCACCATGTTCGTCAAGATGGAAGATCAAGCCTGATCGACGCGAGCATCGGGAGTCTGGATCATGGCAACTTTCACCGTCATCGAGCATATGAGGCTCGACGATTACGCCGTGGTCCAGACTCTCGAAACGACTGACATCGCGATCGGACAGTCGATAACCCTGTCCGGTCTCGGACACGGCCTGAACGGAACACACATCGTTTTTGCCGTACCGATCCACCTGTTCATCGGCGTCGACGACTACGGAGATCTCCTCTATAACCCTGAGGTCATCATCCCGAATCAACTCCTGTTCTACGACGCCGGCGACAAACTGGAAAGGTCCGCCGCGATTCCGAACGGGACGCTCACCTGGACTCAGACCTGTACCTGGATCACGTCCGCGGACGTTCAAGTGTTCCTAGGGATCACATCGGCCACCGCGAACGACACCGCGTTCCTCGCTCAGGCCGTGAACGCCTCGAACGCCTGGTGTTTCGCTCGACGTGTTCAGGCCGGCTACCACGACTCCCTGACAACCGTCCCGTCGGACGCCGTGAAAATGGGCGCAATCCTCTACGCCGCCGGTCTTTACCGTGAACGCGGATCGATCGACTCCTTCCAGTCATTCGAGGGGATGGGAACCGCCGGACCTGTCATGACGATGGGCCGCGTGAACCAACTGCTCGGAATCAAACGGAGTCAGGTGGCATGAGATGGCCTCCGGAATCTTCGTCGACGCGACGACCGCTCTCAAAAACGCGATCACCGCTCTCGGATACGTTCCCGTCACCGACGCGCGGAACGCTCGACCGCTCACCGTGTTCATCGAGCCGCCGTCATTCACCGCGTTCAACGCTGGGATCATCAACTCCGTCGCCGACATCACGTTCACTATCCGAATCCTGGCATCGCCACCCGGCAACCAGGACGCGACGGACTACATCCTGACCGTCATGGACGACATCTACAACTCGACCATCGTCGTCGTTGACGGCAGACCATCAGTCACCGTCATCGGATCGCAGGACATCCCGTCCTACGACCTCACAGTAAGAATGAGCGCGCGCCGCTCCTAACCAGAAAGAGAACAATGGCCACCACCACCTTCCTCGGAAACGCGACGATCAACCTGACCGTCGGCGTGACCACCACCGATCTCTCGGACAACTGCTCCAAGTGCGAGATCAGCCTCACGAAAGAGGCGCTCGAAACCACCGCCTTCGGCGGAACGGCGCGAGTGTTCACCGCCGGCCTCGAAAACAATGAGGTCACCCTCACCCTGTTCAACTCGTACGGAGCCGGCGAAATCGAGGCGATCCTCTACTCCGCCTGGGGGACCGCGGCGACGCTCGTCATCTCCCCGTCCGGAACCTCGGAATCGGCCACCAACCCCGAATACACCATCGCGAACTGCTACCTGGAGAAGATCACCCCGATCAACTCGGCCGTCGGCGAACTCTCCGTCGTCGAGGCCGTGTTCAAGGGCGGCACATCCGCGCGCGACATCACTCCCTGACCTATCCTGACCCCGGACAACTAGGAGGTCACGGATGAAACTCACGCTCAAGGTCAACACCGGCGACGGCGACTATCAGGTAACGACGAACCTGTTCGTCATCGTCACCTGGGAGCGGAAGTTCAAGAGGAAGGCGTCCGACCTGTCAACGTCCGGGATCGGGATGGAGGATCTCGCGTTCATGGCCTATGAGGCCACGAAACAACAGGGGATCACCGTTCCGGCGATGTTCGACGATTTCATCAAGAAGATCGTCACGCTTGAAGTGTTGGAGGCCGACGGCCAAAACCCTACCGAGGAGGTTTCAGACGCCAGTTAGCGGAAGTATGCGCCGCGACTGGATTCTGCCTCCCGACATCCCGTTCG